TCACAGAGGATAAACTTTTGAAGGTAGCATTTCTTCCAATTAAGACTCAACTAAAAAGAGACCTTAAAATATGGGATGAAAAGAAAAGCCAAAGGGCAGAGGCAGGTAAAAAAGGAGGTCTAGCAAAGTCTAGCAATGCTAAGAAAAGTCTAGCAAATCCTAGCAATGCTACAAATGATGTAGCAAATCTACCTGTTAATGTAAATGTTAATGATAATGTAAATGATATAAATAAAGACTCTTTGATTTCTTTGGATGAAGTAGAGGAAGAGATGGGTAAGGAAAAGCCAATGCAAAGATCTTTCTTTATTAGAATGCAGTATATCTATAACCTAGATGAAAAGAAGGTAAAGGAAGCATTTAAGAATTGGAAGATACTGAAGGAAGGAGAAGCAATGACCATAAGCAAAGCACAGAACTCCTTTAATCTCTACCTGAAAAATAATGCAAGCACAGGATACAGCGAAAGCAAAGAAGTACATAAGCCTAAGTACGAAAAGTCAACTATTAAGGATAATTGGTGGTAATGGAAACGAAAGATATCCAGAAAATGAATGACCTAAATAGGGATATTTGGGGCATGATAGTACAGGCACAGCGAACTAAGAACTGGGCATTGATTGAAGTCAACTTGAAGAGGCTCTATTCCTTACAAAAAAAGTATATAAATCTTATCAATATCATGGATTATGAGGTAAAAGGTACTAACTTGATGCTGAAAGATGAAATAAGGGTGAGGAATCAATTTGAAAAGCAATGGTTCAAGGATGTAGCAGAAAGAAATAATGCTTACCAGGAGATGAAGGAAAACATAGATAAACACTTTGCTGAATGAAAAAGAAATCAGATAAGACCTTTGACCTCGACTTCTGCGAAGCCTCTATCAAAACCTTTGCAGGGCAGAGAGATTCAATGCTTCAGAACTTCAGGAAAGGTAAGGAGGCAGGATCGAAGACCTATGTTAGGGACATTGACCAAATCAGTAGTGGAGGTATTCAAAATAAAATGTGGTCTTGGAAGGCAGGAGAATTCAACCTGTGGACAGGATATAATAATGAAGGAAAGTCACAGTTCCTGATATTTCTTTGTGTTCTAAAAGCAATAAATGAAGGATGGAAGTTCGCATTTTTCAGCCCTGAAAACTACCCTCCGGATGAATTCTTTGATGACATAATCCATACTATCCTAGGAAAAAGCACGGATAGATTTTACAAGAACTTTGATGTATCTGAGCAGGAATACTTGAAGGCTTTTGACATGGTCAAGGACTCTTTCTACTTTGTCTATCCAGAAAAGAATGGGGTGCCTGATTTTACCATTGAGCAGATAGAATCAGTATTCGAGTTCCTAGTTTGGGAGAAAGACGTGAAGGCGGTAGTGGTAGATCCATACATCAAGATAAGGCACGAGATGACAGCAGGAGAGCCAGAACACCTGTATGCTTCTAGGTTTATGATGGACAGAATCAACTTCACACGGAAAAACAATGTATCCTATCACCTAGTCATGCACCAGACTACACCTAGGAAAGAGAAGGATGGAAACTACCCTCCACCTAGCCTATACCAAATTAAAGGCGGTGGAACATTTGCAGACTCTACGGATAATTCTATCTCAGTATGGAGACCGAACAGGGCTACTGATCCAAATGATACAACCGTGATTATTAAAACGGATAAGATCAAAAAGCAGAAATTGGTAGGTGTACCTTTTGAAATTGAGATAGACTTCAATAGAAAGAAAAATAGGTACATGGGGAAGGATGGCTTTGACTACTTTGAGAATGCAAAGGCTCAATCAGTACCTGAACCAAGAGTAGAGAAATTTCACAGATCCGGAATAGAAGATTTTGAATTCAATCAGGAAACTATAACACCATTTTAAATGAAACACGGATCACTATTTAGCGGAATTGGAGGCTTCGATTTAGCCTCAGAATGGATGGGGTGGGAGAATGTTTTCCATTGTGAATGGAATCACTTCGGACAAAAAGTACTTAATTATTATTGGCCTAATGCAATCACTTATCATGACATTACAAAAACAGATTTCACTATTCACAGAGGAAGAATTGACATCATTACAGGTGGCTTCCCCTGTCAGCCTTATTCATCCGCAGGAAAGCGACTCGGCAAGGAGGATGAGAGACACCTCTGGCCTGAGATGCTTAGAGCAATTCGAGAGATTCAGCCGACCTGGATCGTGGGCGAAAACGTTCGCGGGCTTACTAATTGGAATGGAGGGTTGGTCTTCGATGAGGTGCAATCTGACTTGGAGGCTCAAGGCTACGAAGTCACACCGTTTCTACTTCCTGCTGCAAGTGTCAACGCCCCACACAGAAGGGAAAGAATTTGGTTCATTGCCTACAATGCTTCCTACTCCAACCTGTTTCGATTCGACAAATGCATCCAATACGATGAAGTCAACACAGGTGAAGGAAGGCTCGATGCATTCGGTAACATTGACGAGGGCGATGTCAATGGGGATGCTTCCTACTCCGATGGCATCGGATTATGGAGACAAGGTGACAGGATTGGAAACCCAAGATTCATTGGTAAAAATAGCAAGGGAAATAACTGGCAAAACTTCCCAACTGTCTCCCCAATTTGTGATGGAAATGATGGGATTTCCGACAGATTGGACCGAATTACCTTTTCTAAATGGAGACAAGAATCAATCAAAGCAGGAGGAAATGCAGTAGTGCCTCAAGTAGTATATCAGATATTTAAGGCCATTGAAAAATATAATGAACTAGATAAGCAGTTAACAATATGAAAAAGATAATAAAGAGTTTCACACCTTCAAAGCAGGATCTATTCAGCATACAGTCTACCTTGCTTTCAATCTTTACCCTTCTCCATTTTGAATTTGAAGTAGGATTTCTGTTTATGGTCATAGTAGCCCTTTATACTATCGGGATGGATTTAATTTATAAGGCTTGCAAATGATACAATTCAAGATCAATGAGAAGCCTCTCTCAGTAAATGGGGCTTTCTTAGGAAGGAAGATAAAGTCAGCAGCCTACAGGGAGTACGAAAAGACTATGCTTTTTATGATGCCTGCCGGAAAGATTGATTCTACTGATATGCTAAGAATTGAGTTCTTCTTCGGATTCAGTAGCAAGGCAGCCGACATAGATAATCCCTGCAAGCCATTGATTGACCTAGCCCAAAAGAAGTACGGATTCAATGACAAGATGGTCTTTGAATTAAATGTGAGGAAGTGCATTGTCAAGAAAGGAGAAGAGTTCATTCAGATGGGGATCTATAAGATGCTACCTTTTTAGACAAAATTCATCCTTTTAGATTGGATATTAATTTTTATCCTATATTCGTAGAAAATAACAAACCAAATGAGCGTAGAAGAAGGAAGATTTATCAGGCAAGCCAGGAAGAAAAGCGGCTTTACTCAGTTAGAACTCTGCAAGAAACTAGGCATAAGCCATGCACCTATTAACCAAGTTGAGAATGGATGGGAAAGCATCAGCCTTTTCAATCTTAGAATGATATGTGAGGCTATAGGATTAGAAGTAGTCATCAGAGAAAAGAAACAGAATGCCTAGAATGCTCCCAAAATCTAGACTTGATTACTCTCTTGAGATCCGCTATAGGCTTTCAAGCGGTGAATGGTCTAAGTGGATGAATAAGGGTAAGGGTAGTTTTCAAAGTATTGAAATAGTACAGCAACAAATCAGACTCCTTGCGGCTTCATTTAAAGGCCGTGACAAAGAGATAAGGTTCGAATGGAACGGATGGCTATGCGACTACGCAGGACTTCCCACAGGCGAAGTAATTATCCTCAAATGAAAGCGATTGGATGGCTATATGATCAGGAGTTTAAATATGTTTTCCAGAACATAGGTAAGGATTTATGGGAAGATCTCAGGCAAGAGGTAGCAGTCATAGTCCTAGAATACGATCAGGAAAAACTCAAGGAATTAGAAGCCAAAGGAAAGCAGGTTTTCAAGTTTTGGATAGTTCGGATATGCTGCAATCAAACCAATAGCAAATATGGCAAGTTCGGCAGGATGTATGCAGCCCTAGTTCCGGTTGAAGACATAGTCAAGTTTATCAAAGAAGAGGAAGAAATCGATAACAGCCAGGCGGTAGCAGACTCAATTTCAAAGATAGTGGAGGGGCTGTATTGGTACGATCAGGAGATCCTCAAAATGTATGTGGAACTAGGATCAGTCCGGAAGGTATCAAAGCAGACAGGCATACCACATACTTCAATTTTTATAACCATTAAAAACATAAGAAAATGTATCAAGCAGCAATTAGTGTATTAGGGTCAATCGGTATAACCTTGATTTACTTCTACATCTTGAATGTACCTGCCCTATTTACAAGGGTAACAAAGCGGAAACTAGTCAAGCCTTTCTCCTGCTCCTTCTGTATGTCCTTCTGGATTAGCCTGTTTTTTCTAATCTTAAAAACGGATTTGCTAGAAGCGATATTTATCAGTAGTATAGTACCCTTCATCTACCTAAATGTGGAGGATCATTTCACTAACAAATTTCAATCATGACTCCAGAAGATCACGAACTATTCAAGAAGCATTTCGAACTTTACGAATGCTACAAAAAGCACGCTTTCATTCGCAATTATAGCAAGGAAGTATATGCTGAACTCATTCACCTTTACACTACCTACGTCAATCCTAAGCACAACTTTAGCCATTGGTGCAGTTCATGTAGAGCAGAACTAGTCAACTACCTGTATGGGTGGTATGTGAATGAAGAAAATACCACTTGGTATAGAAAGCAGCAGGAAGAGGAAGCAGCACAGGCTTTGCAGGAGGTAGAGATAGCATTCACCACAGAAGCACCGGTGATAGAAAACAAGCCAATCAAGAGAAGAAGAAAAACAACCAAATAAACACATGGACAGCAAACCAAAAACCAAACTAGGAAACGGGAAGAAGAGATCTGATTCTTGGATCACGGCTTCCCTATGCCTATCAGATGCCGAGGCACACGCATACACCTACAACGGGAAGAAGTATGTCAACTTGAATGTAAACATCTACGATAAGCCGAACGAATACGGCAAGGATGTGGCAATCAGTTTGAATGATTACAAGAAAGAGGTGGAGGCTAAGAAAATGGAAGAAAAATGGCCTATCAAAAATACTGCACCTGCTACTCCTTACCAAGCGGAGGAATACGATCTACCCTTTTGATCATGGCAAAGTTTAAACTAGAAGTGGAGGAAGGATTCTATGAATCGGACAGCCTTACATCCCTGATCCTTGAGGTGCTGAAGCATAGGTTTTGGCATCTCAGGACTCATGGTAAGTGGATGGATTAAAAACAAAACATAAACATCAAAACAAAAAAATCATGTCAAACTTTCAATTAAATTTCAATAGCCCTAAGAAGGTAGTAAGCATCACACTAGATGAGGAGGAAGGAATCTTTCAACTTGCTTACTTGTTTAAAAAGTTGTTAGATGATGCAGGGATAGCCAACAAAGTAGAAGAAAAAGAAGTAGAAGTAGTTGAGGCTACGGAAGAGAATAGCAACTAAAAAGATGGAGATCCAGATAGTCAAACTTTCAGAGATCAAAAGCAATCCGAATAACCCTAGGATTATCAAGGATGATAAGTTCAGAAAACTAGTCAAGTCTATTCAGGAGTTTCCAAAGATGCTTGAGATAAGACCTGTGGTAGTTAATGCTGATATGATAGTCCTGGGGGGAAACATGAGACTTAAAGCCTGTAAGGAAGCAGGACTCAAGGAAGTGCCGGTGATCTTTGCCCATGATCTTACAGAGGAAGAACAGAAGCAATTTATTATCAAGGATAATGTAGGCTTCGGTGAATGGGATTGGGATATGATTGCTAATGAATGGGATGCGGAGGAGTTAGAAGAATGGGGTCTTGATATTCCCGAGTTCAGCATCAAGGAAGAACTAGAAGCGGAGGAGGATGACTATGAGATGCCCGATGAAGTTCAAACGGATATTGTCCTAGGTGATTTGTTTGAGATTG